GACTGATAGCTGATTGAACGTTCGGGCAGCGCTCGAACCATCCCATCGGACCCAATCTGTTCCGCTGCCCGAATACCTTCGGCCACTAGACTCTGGATCGGAGACCCAATGAAGTTCGCCGAGTGTTCTCGCTGTGCTGGCGTCAACCACACCCGTGGACGGGAGTCCGTAAAGTCGCTGCCATCCTCTGATCGCACGTACGGTGTCCTCATTAAGAACTCCTGTTTTTGGTAGTTTTAGTAGCAGTTGGACGGTTTCGACTGGGTGTCCGATCGACCCCAAGCAGATGTCCTTCTCGAACCAACTCGGAGTATCCATCTACTGTCTCCTCAAGGGCACTGATTCGTGTATCCTTCTCGTTGTTATCCTGCTTCAACTGCTTGATGGTCTTTTCGTGGGTTTCCACGAGTGCCTGTAGATCAGAGATAACTTGCTTCTTGATGTTGGAACGAACCACCACAACGGTAGTTCCGATACCCACTAGATAAGCAATGATATCTAGAGCATCCTTTGGTTGCATTAACCCACCTATACGACGACACGACATTGTAGAATGATGTAGCCCCCGTGGGCATTAGAATCTTGATTACCAGAAGAGGCTGTCTTAGCCAGCTCCGGTGACTGTTGCTCGAAGTGATAGTCATCGACGATCACAAGGTTACTATCGTTGTAGTTCAAGTCCTGTAGCAGCACAATGTTTCCAGAGGCTGTAAGAGCTTCCAGCGCCTTGAAGCGCTGATAGGCAAACCCATCAGTTCCTGCCGGAGTATTGTTCCTATCAATCTCATGGTCGAAACACAACAACGGGATCTCAATGATAACCTGGCGACTTACACCAGGAAGTCCACGAAGCTGATAACCGCTGAGAGTTGGTGTGTAGTTGCCATCCACGCTTCCAGCGTGCAGTACAAACTTCAGCTGAAACCACTCTTGTGCATTACCAATATCACTGATGAAGAACGGAGCGGTAGCTCCGGACACACTAGAGCCTGTAATACCTGGTGCAATGGTGGTGAGCTGCATGTTGGGATTTTGACCATAGATGTCAATGCTGCCATCTGTGATGTTCTCATGGCGCAAGAACACATACTTGAAGTGCTTAGGCTCAAGCGTGTTGAATCGGATCTTAGACGTGTAGATGAAACCAGAAGAGGTCTTCAGACCCTGACCGTAGTTGGTGTACACCTTGCTGCCTGTAGACCAGGCTAGGAAGCCTGACTGGCCCATATTGGCAACACTGTTCACCACACTACCAGTAGCAGCTACACCGCCATCCGGCATGCTGTCGTGGCAGAAAGGGTAACCTCCTGTGGAGGTTTGCTGTGACAGGTCAACCCGAATCAGTCCATCAGTTGTGGTGGCCTCTGGTGGATTAACCCAACCTGCCTGTGGAATCAGGCGATTACCCTGGTTTCCTATGTAGAGGAAACGATCAGAGCCCCCAATAGCCTGAACACCTTGACCGTTCGGATCTTGGACAATCAAAGGTCCGTAAGACAGATTACTGTTAATATCAGTCTGTGCCACACGGAAGCCCTTGTTGGTTCCGATTCCCACGTACGTTCCCACGTACGCATACATAGAAAGAATCTTCTCTCCAATGGGCATCTGTGCTGCCACAACACCAGAGGTAAGTGTGGGCATGGCCCCGCCGCTGTCAAGGGTGAACTTATGGATCTGACTCATTGTGTTGCTGGCGTGTCCTGAAGCCAAGATAGCCGTACCAATTTCACCAATAGACGTGTAAACATAAGAAGCAGTCTGGTGAGTGAACTTAGGTGTGGGAAGTGCTGGACCAGCACCCACCAACTCATACACGTTGTTGTCTAGTCCTGCGACTAGACGACCCTTAACCCAACCAAGCACGTAGTTGCCTGAAGTAGTCGGCACATTCCAGATCTTAGTGGCAGCAGCGTTGCTGCTGATTACTCCACTGTAGATACCAGTCTTGTCTGCGAAGTAGTAGTTGGTACCATCATCAGTAAGTGTGTTAGCGAGCCCGGTGAGTCCACCGGGCATTGTGTAGTTAGCAAGCCCACCAATTGAGGAAGCAAACTTCAGCGTCCTCGCACCTAGATCTAGAACTAGCACACCATCCTGGAAGGCAGTGGTTCCGGGTCCGTTGTAGGCACCACGAAGCTTAACAGGGCCAACAGTACTAGCACCTGTGAATACCTGAGTCTTGGGTAGCAGTGTAATCTTACCGGGAACGCTGAACACATCAAGGTTCTCAGAATAGAAGTAGCGCTGACCGAAGGTGGGGTCTACTGTGGTGTCTAGGAACTGAACTCCTTCACCTTCCACGAAGGAACTCTGTGAGCGAAGCCACCAACCCCAAATAGACTGTTCGCCAGGCACCTGCTGGTTGTCAAACTGATCCTTGCGGATCGGAGAGAAGCTACGTGTATACACCTTACGGAAGTATGTGCCACGGAGAGACTCACCAGAGATGAAGGGAATCCCGCCAATAGCATAGTCGTAGGTGATATCCGTACGCTGGTACTGGTTGGTGTATGGTCCTGGAATCGGAGCAATACCAGACGGAGATGGCTGGGCAATGCCATTGGTGTTCTGCTGAAATATGGTCAGTGCCATGATGATCCTGTCTTAGTAAACAGCATAAACTGCCATGTAGCTGTTGGCATCCCAACCACTGCTGGGGAAGAGCTGGAAGGAGGTAACACCACCAGAGGCTAGATGCTGTCCTGCGAACACTCCAGTGAATGCGTTGCCAGATACATCAAACAGCCCACCGGTGCCAAGCACCATAGGGAATCCAGTGGTGTCTGTGACACCTTCAATGATGAAAGTACCAGAGGCCTTGTAGTTGGCAGTAGACAATGTCCCGCCGATAGAACTCACCTGCATGAATGTCTGTGCTACGTTGATAGCGGAAGCCACCGTACCGTTCTGTGCTTCTAGACGCTCAAACTGGTAGTTGGTGCCTGTGTCAGAGTTTAGCTGAAGGTTGAGGGAGCCGTTGTGAATAGCGGCTGTGCTTTTCCCACGCCAATACACTTCAATGCGGTTGGCTGTGATGCTTGCAGGGATAGAGAAGTTATAGGATGCAGATGCACCGCTGGTGCTGAAGATCCTTGCACGACCACCCACAGGAATCCAGGTTCCAGGGGTTCCACCTGAAGTACAGATCCAGAGGGCAGCATTCGCTGTATCTGAAACTATATCACCAGTAACAAAAGTTCCTGAAGCTGGTGGTCCTCCACCAGTGCCGCCTGCAATACGTGTGGCGGTAGTTGCTCCGGTAAGACCACTGACACCCACTACAGGCTCTGTGAGAGAGCCTGTGCCTGTCCAGGCGCCTGTGCCCATACCCACAGCCCCGTTGAATGCTGGGCTGTTGAGCGTCTTCTGTGAGAGCGTCTGAATGTCTAGTGTGCCAACTACAGAAGAACCGCCCTGAAGACCATGAACGCTTTGGGAAGAGTCGATGTGTGTACGTGCTTCACGAAAGTCTCGACCAATGTCACCGTGGGTGACAGTAGCATTCACCTGGTGTGTGAAGCCCACCGTACCATCAATGGCACGGACAATGGTCCAAGTAGTGCCGGTGATGTTGGTTACGTCAACAGGCTCCTGCAAGGAGGTGGCAATATCAAGGATAGCGGTGAAAGGTGTTGCTGGCCAGCTAGCAGAAGAGGCAACTGACATAACAGTTGCCGTGGGGTTAATCTGACCGGTGATAGTAGTCTGGGGGACATTGGTTGCATACTGCTGACCAGTGGGCATGAATAATCCTAGCGGCTAAAAATCGTAGTGCGAGGGACGCGGATAGCGGTCACGAAGCTTTCGTGCTTCCTGTTCAAGACGTTCACGGTACAATTCCCGGAACCACTGAGACACACGGCTAGCAGAGCCTGGCTGGACGTACTGAGCACGCTCTGAAGCCTCTACAGCAGATAGGGTAAGCCGTGGTCCCTCAAGCTGCGGAGCAAGCTTCATACAGGCTGCATAGACAATCACGTCCTGCACTGTAGCTGGAAGGCCTGTAACAGTTGCGAAGTCATCAGTGAAGTTGACAAGCTCGCTAGGCTCCTTCTGATATGTGACAAGCACCGCCCGACCGGGCACAATATCATCAGCAATAAACAGAGACTTCCCGGTCGTTCCTAGCTGCCCGGTGGCAACGTCTGCTTGCCCGTTGAAACGCCACGACCTACAGAAGGGCCAGACGTGTGACGGCCCAATGAGCTGGTTTTGGACATGGATGACTTCTTCGGCATCCGCTGGGAGCGAGTACTCGTAGACGACTGAGATCTTGGGGAAGGAGAATGTACCCACGGACCAGAGGTCCGGGTAGACGGAGCGGATTGCATCATTGATCGCTTCCTTGACTCGGATAGCAGGCCACTGTGGGTTGTTCTCAATGCTGGCATTGATAGCGTGAGATGTGGCTGTTGTGCCGTCCCAACCCCTAGCAAACGGATCAAGAGTCAGGGTGTTGGTCTGCTGGTTAACAGTCTTAACCAGCATAAGCTCTAGCCCGTCAACCTCAATTAGACCCCGTGAAACCTGTGTAGCATCTGCCACAGTTAGTGTGGTGTCAGTCGGACTGGCAGAAGCAGTAAGATAAGACCACTGCTGCTGGTTCTGGGAGAATCCTGCTAGTTCTCGCCGAACACGGATAACAAGATCTGAAAGAGTTGGCACGGGATACCTTAAACTAGACGAGTTGCAACAACGGTGGCCTTATAGATTGATCCTGCGGATCCGCCAGTTCCACCAACATTGACAGTGAGTGCTACAGCCCCACCGGGGTTCACAAAGAAGGTGAGCTTCTGTGACTGCGAATTGGCAACCAGGTTTGCAGGGAGTGTGTAGAGGGTGGTGGATCCTGCCTTCAGCACGAAGTTGTCAGCAGTTGTGGTCTCAGCGGTGCCACCAAACCCGACCACCACATCAACCTGATAGTAGAAGTCGAACACGTTGACACTGGCTAGAATTGCCCCGCTTGTCGGGGCTGCTGTGCTTGTACCTGTTGCCGAAACGCTCTGATATCGGTTGGCTGTTTGAGCATCCGTAATAGCACCCTGCTGGCTCACCTTGACATTACCATTACCATCCACAGGGGCAGTGATAGCAACGTTGTTGGCATTGCTGGTTCCACCAGCAGTCAGCGTAAAGGGCGTCTGGGAGACTGTGACATACACATTCACGGTTGGAGATGTTCCACCAACAACAGCAGTACAACGAGCACGAAGAGCGAGGAACGGAATAGCTCCGGTGGCATACTGTGTTTCCCCAGCAACGTTGCTTGCTGTGGCGATAGTTGCCCAGTTGGTACCATCATAGGTACCTTCCAGGAGGATGGTGAAAGAGGTTGGTGTTCCTGCAACGACCGTAGTCATTTCAGCATAATTCATACCCACACCGCAGTTCCATGGGTTGGAATTAAGCACACCTGTTGCAATTGCTACTGTGCTGGTAGAGAAAGTCTCGTTGGACTGGACGCTTGTTGTGGTGTTACTAGGCACGGGCCGTCTCCCTGATCACTTGCATGTCGCTGCTTTTATCGATCTCAGACGTAACCGCCTTGACCATTTCATTAGATACTGCATCATAGCCACCCGCACCGTTAGGTGCGACTTGGAAGTCTCGGCCGTAGGCCATTCCGTTTTCGGCTGACATGCGCTCCGCAAACTTGAGTTTAGCCATTCCGGTACCATCAGGCTGAATACCCTGTGATCGTAGCTCACGATATAGCGTTAGTTCCCGTTCGTGCAGTTTGTCTTTAGTTTTATCTGCGCCGTAGGCGCTACGTGCAAACCCAACCATCTGGCGTTTGGATCGCATACATTCCCCGTAAGACCGGTGGTCTTGGGTG